ATGGAAAAAATTAGCTACCCGCCGTTGTTCGCGCCGGGATTTCACGACATGGATGAAATCGGTCTCAAGAAGTGCTGCGTTGACGATTTTCCTAGATCATCAAGACGCAACATGCTTTACTGTAATTTTATACAGGTATTAGAATCAGTAAGGGAATTTTCGGCACAGTATGGTTGCTTTACTGAGATTTGGGTAGATGGCTCCTATACCACATCTAAACCTGAGCCTGATGATATCGATATCCTTTTGGTTTGTGACCACAGCAAAATCAACGCAGTTCCTTTAATGCTTCGGGGTAGTGTTGATAACCTTCTAGACAGGGATTACATCAAACATAATTACAAAATTGATGTCTTACCTCTTATGATGAATGTCGATGATCCAGACTACAATTATGATTATTGGCGTAGCTATTGGCGCGGATGGTTTGGTTTTGACCGAAGTGAAAACCCAAAAGGGTTGGTGAGGATTTCTTTATGATGGAAAAATATTTGTTCAAGAAAAACTCTGAACGTATTGAATTCATTCAAAAAGAAGTCAACATACTGAGTGACAATAAAGATAGGTCATTCGCTGATATGCTTCTTCATCGCTCCATGGAATCTCATCTTAGTGACCTTAAGGCTGAACAGCGAGCAGAAGACACTCGTCACCCTTTACGTGACTTTATGGAGTTACGCCTCAAAGGTATTGTGGTTGACTTGGGAACAATCCCGCTTGAGCTATTGGGGATAGTATCTAGCAATCTTGCGGCGCTCGTACAACGGGCAACGCATAAACTTTCATCAGGGAATGACTCGAGCAGGGTTCCTTATTCTGTTAAAAGCGCGCTGGACATCAGGCTCGCCGAGTTATCTCCAGGATCAACTAGGCTTGGCCTCACATTCTCTACCGGTCAATGTGAACTTATCGAAACGGTATCAAGCAAAGCGGTCAAGGAAATCATTCAGCTTTTAGATGCGAACGATGCGGCCACAATGATGAATCAGGTGGCGGAAATTGGGTACAATTCAGCTCAAAGCCTGAAAAAAATTATCGAAGAATGCGAAAAAAATCATATAGATTTTGATTTGTCATGGGTCGGCCCTTTCAGCGAAGGAAGGCGGAGCGTAGCAGTGACCTCATCCAAAATTAAAATACTAAATGAACGCCTTGCGGCCACTACCATATCACAACCAAGCATTGAGACTATCTCAGGTGTTTTGGCATCTCTATCTAAGTACGGGAAGATGGAACTAGAGATTGATGGCGATAAGGTTAAAGCCTCGTTCCCGATCGATATGTTAGATGAAATACAGAAAAAACATAAAGTTGGTCAACAAGTATCACTTACTGTAGAAATTACTGATATTCATAATGAAAATCTAGGACTTCATAGGACAAATTATCTGGTGAAGTCGTTAAATTAAAATCACCCGGCCCCCGAGCCGGGTTTTTTTTGCCCGCCGATCAGCGCTCCCGGCGCTCGGCCAGTACCTCCCCGGCCCTCCCATCACACCACCAGATCGTCAAACTCGCATAGCCCCCCCCGCCCACTAAACTCTGTAGATGATTACGAACAGGAGCGGCAAATGCGCAAACTAAAAATCTTGGGCTCGGCAATTTTTTTTATGACCGAAAATGATACTTACCCAACACCAGATCGCGATGCTGGTGCATCATTCGCAGTGTGGCACGACGAGGATGATCAGTATTGGCTTGAAGTCCATTACCAAAGGGAGTGGCGCCAGCTGTTCACGAAGCCGCTGGCCAGCATGGAGGAAGTAATTGAAGCCGTGCAAAAATATGACTTCGAAACACCACCTATGAAGCGTTAAACGCCGGGATCGCTCCCGGCATTATCATCACGCTGTTCTCATCCATGCCCTTAGCTGCACGTATTTGCTGACAACAGAGAACGACTGCCCGCTACCGGTGTTTCCGATGGTGCCAGAAATGGTGTGTGTATGATCCCCAACGCTCGAAATCAGATCGTCAGAGGTGTTAAAGGGCGTCGTTATATCGATGCTCTCGCGATTGGATGATCCGCCATCCAATGCAGTATTTGAGCGATAAGAACGTAAGCCATGCGAGTGCGCCCCAGCGCCGCCAGAACTACCCGAGAAGCCGTGTGAGTGGCTCGGGAGGTTCACCACGCCCAACGTTACGCTATCACTACCGCCAGTGCTTAACGGTGTACCGCCGATCATGATGTTGCTTGATCCATAACTGGCGTTAAGGTCTGTCCATGTAGTGCCTGGGTAACTTGTGACGGGGCTGATGTTATTCGCTCTGAAAATCACATCTCCTACCAGGTGCGGGCAATCTGGGATACCGAGGTTCTCCCTTGCTTTAGCCTTATCGGGGACATCAGCAAGGTTTTGGTCTTTCCTGAGATAATCGGTGCTACTAAAAACGCCGGTTACCGGGTTTACGACCACGAACGCAGATAGCGCCGAAGAGAGCATAACAAGTAGCGGCACGTCCTTAATGATGTCACCGGCGATCAGTGGCGTATTGCCACCCTTCACTACTGGGTAGGTTCCAACCACCCGCCCGGACACCGTGAGCTGAACAGTTACGGCCCCGGTGTTGGTCAGCGTGGGCGTAACAAGTAATGGCGATCGGAGGGCAAACGTATTCCCGCCATTAACATAAAACGTAGACGGGATCGACACGGTAAGCGCGTTCGCAGAGCCGCCCGCCGTTGCAGACAGATACTTTCCGGATTGCAGATCCTCAATCTGAACGAAGTTGTTTTCCGAGCCCCGCGTAGGGAAGTTTGAGACAACATCATTCAGCGACCACCCTTTCGCCTTCGTCAGCTCTTGGCCGCGAATGACGGTGAGGTTATCCCCGCTGACGCTGACCAGGTGGCATATCTCGAATACCGTTTCCAGCTCGTCCGTCAGCGTGAGTTTTGCGTAAAGGGTGCTGGCATATGACGGATTGACGAGAGAGGCATCGGCTTGCAAGGTTTTGGCAAACAACGCGCCAGTACCAGGCATAACGGCGATAACCGTCTGTGTCGAGTTGATATCAGCGGCCAGGGCTGACCGTATGTTATTACCGAACCCAAGGATCATAGCTCCGCCTCTTGCTCAATCGGATTTAATTCTTCGTCAAGCTGAACCCCAAACACGGCGGCAAGCCTGCAATAAAAATCATCACTGACTTTATTCGCCACGATATCGCCATCATTTATTTCAATGACCTCAGCATCGCGGAGTTGCATTAAGTAATCACGAAACACTCCATCAGTCTGCTGATAGCCTATTAGCGACTTTATTTTATAAAAAGTTCTCATTATGCTCCGCCTCCGCCCCACGCAGCAGGGATTTGATTATAGTCAGATAGACCTGTCGTTTGATAAAATGCATTCGTCTTATTGCCGACCGCTGTAACGGCAGGTACCGCCGCAATAAAATCAAGACCTTTACCCTTCATTAAATTACAGTTATAGAATGCAATGCTCGCGCTGGTGATTTTAGGGTAGCTTGGTAAGTTGAATATCAAATTCAAGTCGCTTTCCAAAAGCCTACAAGAACTGAATATGCCAGTTATAATTTGCGCAGAAGTATTATTCAACAAACCACCCCCTACGCTTGTCAAACTGAAACAATAATAAAACGTGCTGTTAAAATTGGTTGCCTTTGTATTATTCCTGAATAACCCAGCAGGAACGTTTTTTATGTTCGTGTGGTAGAATGTATTTTGGAATGAAATAGCATTAATGTTGTTGATAAATAAATCTTCCGGTATGTCAGCAAGATTTGCGTTTTCATTCAAGAACGAATCGAAGTATATCATTAAAGGACAAGTGAAAAATGTATCAACCGGAATACTTCTAATATCACAACTTGCGAACATACCGCTGACCGTTGTCAGTTTAACATTATACTTAAACATCGCCGGTGGCAGCGTGGTCAGGTTTTTACAAGACAAGAATGAAGACGACAATACAGTTAAATTTACGCACTTATCGAAGAATCCAGCAGGAACTCCAGTTAACGCCGTACAGCCGCCAAACATGCGGACTGTGTTGGATTGAAGTGCAGTAAACCAATTTAGCAATGAAGTCGGCAGTGATGGTAACTTTGTGCAACTATCAAACATGTATTGAACATCGTTTGTTTTTGTGCAGCCTTCAAACATGTCCCCTGAAAGAGAGGTTAACCCTGCGCAATTCTGGAATGCATACGAGAAAGATGTTGCCGCAGTGCAACCTCTAAATACACCTTGTGGCGTGGTAGTCAATGATAAGCAACCATAAAACACATACTGAAATGTGCTACACAGCGTCTTTCCATCAAATGCATATGGCGTTATTGATGCTAATGACCGGCAAGCCTGGAAACAAGAGGCAAATGTCGTGACCTTGTTACAGTCAGTGAATAACGGCATGTTTTTTAGCGCGCTACAACCAGAGAATGAATTAGAGAACGTTGTCGCACCGGTACAACCTGAGAATATATCCAGGCCAACCGTCGCTAATGCTGTACAGTTAGTGAAGACATAACTAAAATCGGTATTCGTAGAACAGTCTTTGAAAACTCGATTCCCTACCGTTTTTAGTGATACGCAGTTGAAGAATGTTTGATAGAAACTGTTAGCGCTAGACAACCCATCAAAAAGACCATCTGGCACTGATAGCAGGCCATTGCATTGATAAAACGTATTTCTGAAAAATCCGCCAGCAATATTTTTAAACAATCCAGATGGGATGCCAGTCAATGCATAACAACGAAGGAATGTTCCTTCAAAGTTTAGTGCACTTACGCAATCATCAAGCAATCCATCAGGGATTGCAGCGAGTGATATAGCCCCTGCAAATGTATTATAGAACGTTGTTACGGCTGAGTTTCCCTTGAATATGTTAGGTGCGATCGTGACTATATTGCTACAGCTACTAAACGTGCTGTAAAAAGATTGGTTCGCCGAGCACCCCATGAATAGCCCATCCGGTAAAGCCTTCAGTGACGAGCACTGGCCGAACGTTAACTGGAAATCACCTACTTTTTTCAGGTTAGCGAACAATCGCGGCGGTAGACTAATAAGGCCGCTGCAAACGTTGAATGTTTCTCGGAATGATGTGACATTGACGCATTTATCAAACAGACTGCTAGGCAGTAGCGTAAGGGCTGTACATTGCCTGAAAGTCTGGAAGAACGAATCCGCATTAATACATTTATCAAACAGACCTTTCGGAAGCGTTAATAAACCAGTGCAACCATTGAATGAAGACCTGAAGTCGGCCGCATTTGGCAAGTAATCGAATACACCATCATGAAGCAAATAAAGGCCGGTGCAATCCTTTGCGAAATAGGTCATATCAGCCCTGCCACTGGCGACCAGTATGATTTCACGCAATGTATTAAACACCATCCCGCTAGTTAGCGTGGTATTGCTACAGAATCGAATGGTATCGCTACGCTTTACAGTGATAGTGTAATCATTGCCAACGGCAAGCGGGCGAGTCGATATCACCCACCCCCAAGCCATGTTAGGGCTATATTCATCAGCAACAAAGCGGTAATCCGTGCTATCTACACCATCGCCATAATCGACAGTAAATACCTCGTCCATTCTAGCGTAAAATATTGGACGCGAAACACTATCTATGCGCATGATAAATCGCGTGGCGCTAATTACATTGGTTACTACAGTGGCGGTATGCCCGCCATCTTCCGTAGTTACAGTTACGTTTGTGCTTCCGAATTTCTTCCCGCCAGTTATGACTATTTGGCCGTCAGCCATGGTAACCCCTCCAGTAAAGGATTATATATTTTGCTTTGGTGGTTTATTCTTCCGGTATGGTGACCGTAGCTATAGAGGTGTCTGCCGATGCGGCGGTGAAATTTTTATTTGTTGCGTCTTTTGGCAAGATAGTGACATCAATAATTCGGCTCTCACCAGGCAGTAATTCAATCGTAACGTCTGACAATTTAACGCCTGTAACCGGAACAATTTTGTAAACCACGACATCGTAGTTATACATAAATGGCAGCTTTACAAACTTCTGCTCTATGCATGCCTTTAACGCCTGGGCAACGCCATCATCATAATCAGGTATCCGAACATAAAAGGTGCCATTCTTCGAAGTGATGCTGATATCAAACGTTTGTTGCACCGGGGGATCAACACCATCCGGCCCTTGAATAAATCTCGCTATTCGCCGCTTGAACCATGGCACGGAAAAATGGAACCCGTCACCCTTGTGAAAATTCCACGTCAGCACCCGTTTGAACAGGTCATCAGATAAATAGCTGTATTGGCCAGCGATGTAGCTCGACAGCGTGGCATAAGGGATGGAGTTATACTCAACCGAGTTGTAGTCCCCCTTCTGCGTTTGCTCTTTGACGATTTGGAGCGTTGGCCTAATCGCCCCGTAAATCCCCTGCGCTATCCAGTCCAACAGGTAGCCGGTTATGTGGGGCGACGTCCAACACGGTAGCGCCAGATTATTAAACGCTGTGAGATATTCTTGGCTCAATTCGTTGGTTGCATCGAAGAACGCGCAGACATCCTCATCGTCGTTGTATTGAATAAACGGGTATGCTGGAATTACTTTGGTTTCAATTTGTTCCATCATATTTTTGCACCGTTACGTGAGAGGCGTCAGTCGTGAAATATTTGTAATAATCACCAGAAACCAAGCCGGTATTCGGGTCTGGTTCGACAATGACGCCATCGATAGCTACGCGGATCCGTATCAGGGATATTTGCTCGACGCTAAGAACGGAACTCACTGCCTTTTGGAATAATGTTTGCAGCTGGTAGATGTTTATCGGCTGGCCTACATAGACATCGTTGACGTAATCAACGATGGCGGGTACAGCAAGCACTGACACGCTGGCCGGGTCGGTGAACACCGTTCCCGTCGTGTCCCATGTAAGCATTACCGTGGCCGCCTGCGACGACGGCACGACGTAAGGAATGATATAGGTGTCAGGGAAATCGTTTAACGTAATCACTTCTTTGTGGGGTGCATAGCCGCTGCCGCTTACCACGTCTGCCGTGAGCATCGAGATATCTGGCACCGATTGATAAATCGCCCTTGCCACTTCGTACGGATCACCACCACCAACGATAACAGCCCATTTCCCCAGCTCTACCTGGCGGAACGCAATCCGGTTGGCGTGAACACCGGCAACGTTTGCCAGTGCTGATTTTAGCTCGTCAGGCGTCCCCTGCACGGCGAACATGCCCGCATCCATAACCTGAGTGCGGTAATCGGCGATCGTCTGTTCTTCAAGCCCTGGTGAGCCTTCTACCGTGTTGGTCACGGACAGCGTTATCTTGGCGGGTATGGAAGTGATGATCTGCGTTACGGTACCGGCAGGAACAGCCCAGGAACCGGACGACGTGGCCAGGCAGTAAACCGAGGTACTCTGCCCGCTGGCCGGAATGATCGCGTTGTTCTGCACCGCGTATTGGTGGTTACCGTCACTGACGATCAGCCCGCGCGGAACCACGAATCCCGGCGAGCCCATGAAGACCACCAGCACGGACGTATTAGAGCCTATGCCACGCTGTACGCCGTAGATGCTGCCTAGTTGCTGCAATAGCGGGATGTTGGCCCCGTATGGCGTGACCGAGTTGATTGTGTCCACCAGCGCGTGATCGATAAGCGCAATGGCCCCGGTCGATGTGCTGGCCAGATCGGTGATCAGCGCCGGTGGCAGGTTGGCCGTGTAACCAGGCACCTTTGCGGCCACACTGGTGATCAGCTTGTCGTAAAGCTCCTGCGGCGGCGTAGGCTGCGCCCCCGCTTGTGTGATGACAACCGGTAAATCTGACATGGTTACGGTTACTCCAGGCGTAAAAAAACCCGCTCGATGGCGGGTGAGAGTGGTCTTTCTAGTTGGTTGGGCTACATCATCGCGAAGTCTATCAACAAAAAGCCCACCTAGGCGGGCTTTATTTATAAATTACTTATCAGCTACTTAGCATTTTTCATTGCGTTTTTCTTAGCCAGCATTTCAGTCACATTTGATGGCGGATAATGGAAAACCACGCCATCGCCAATAGATACGGTTAATGGTTTTTTTGACATGACAATATTAGTGAGATTTTCCTTTCCGATATCGCTTTTAGGAATTATTAATGAATTCCCATTTAGGCATACTACAAAAAACTTGTAAAACTCACCATTAATAGATAGTGGTGATATATCTCCAAACTCGCGGGTTTCACCTGCTTTACAATAACCTGTATCATCCTCACCATTATTATAAAAACTCAATAGCACTACAGAGTTATCATCGCCAGAGAACAAAAACATATTTTTCTCAAATCCCTCTATTGGTGGCAGAAGAACCCAGGGGGCTGAAAAAAACCAAATTCCCTTTTTCTCTTGCTCTCCATTAGCGGCCAATGCATTGAAATTAATACAACTAAATGAAAAAAAACAGATAAAAATAAATTTGCAAATTTTCACGCCACTGCTCCATCAGTTTAAGTTAGTAAATAATAGCACCAGCGATTAACAATTCCATGCAATAGATCACACGGCTATCTGCTTTCTATACGTTACCCCGCTGAACATGATAACTGAAAGGTCATAGGTGGGATTAGCCGCGCCAGGCACCTTCTTCACAGATAGCGATGCAAAGTACCGGCTAAACTGCTGCTGTACCATCGTCACGTAGTAATCAGGGTACACCTGTTCAATAATAGATTGCTGTGCCGGTATGCCGTACTGGGCATAAAAAGGTGACTCGGCAAGGCCCAACTTCAACGTTTGAATTAGCGTGGTGATCCAGCCGTAGGAGAAATCTCCGCTGGCGTCCGACTCTACGGCTACCCATTTCTTTACGCCATTTTCTTCTACACGGCCCCATGTCCTCATTGTGGCTTCTCCGATGTTCTTGTTGAGCTGCCAGGCTCGACGTTATTCACATCGTGCTTGTGGCCCATCAGGCTAATGTCACCAGCGGTAGTGTCGTTCTCAACGTGCAGCGGGCCAATAAGCTTGGCGGTCGTGCCGCTTGGCATCTGGTCGGCGTCCTGCACTATCTGGCCGTTCAGGTGGATCATGGCACCATTCAAGTAAATTTCCTTGGCGTTGATGGTGACCTTATCCTTTTCGATAATAACCGTTGCCGTGCCAGCCTCATCTTTGCAAATCACCCCCTCAGGGCCGTACACAACGACTTTTTTACCGTCCTGCGACGACCAGGTTATATTCCCCACCGGCATAAAAAATAAGGCGGTCAGGGATGGCGGAGTGCTCATATCAGGCAAGCCAACACCAAGGCCCGTCACGTTACGGATCGAAACGCTCAGAGGTATTGTCACCCCCTTGTCACCAATCTGGATCGGGTACCGGATATACTCAGGCCCGAATACGGGGATCGTAACTTCCGGCAGGTTGTAGTTTCCCGGCAAGATATCGAACATCACGGTAACGATTGAGCCGTTCACTGCGGTAACATGGCAGGGCCAGCCCTTGCCATCCAGATTGGCATTGCCATCTATTGCCGCCTGACCATGCTCGGCCATCGATTTCATGAAGAAATTCTTTTGCCCGTCGCTCATCTGTCCACCACATCTTTTAGTCTAGGAACAGCCTCAAATACGGTTACCCAGCCATCCTCAGACACATTGTAATAGTCGCCAATGTGGCGCATCCCCATAACCTCATATGTCCCAGAGAAACTGAGGCGTTGCTTTTCCGAATACTGGCCCATCTGGTTTCCCACGGCGAGGATGGAGTTTTCTCCAATGGCATCAAACGGCAGCGTGATCCAGTCGCCAACCTCGATATCAGCCCTCATACTGGTTTTTATTGAAATGCGCTGGGGTTCCAACCATGTCGGTTGCCCTATTAAATCCCTTGCCTGTATCGGCTTCGCTTGCTTGCCATCTGAGCCATCAAACACGTTGATTTTGTTTTTCTGCACGGCGATGTTAACGCCTGAATAAGTCCGTTGCCCCAGCATTCCTGGCGTTACTCTTTTCAGCATCTGAGACATTTCAAAGATGCTTCTGAATATCGCTTTCCAGTCTTCATAAAGCACCAGGTTTTGGTGAATATTGACGTTAATTTCCAGCTTTTGCGCGCTGTTTTGATAGGTTACTTGCAACGCTCTGAGTATGACATCGCTCAGTTTATCGCCCTGCCGGCCATCCATCGTGATAGTGAAAGGTTTGCCCACATCATTAATGATATTGCTTGGCCATACCGGGAGATTTAGCGTTTGATGTACGCCCTGCCAATTGCCATACGGGCCGTATATTTGCCCCTTCAACAATATGCCTTTGCGTGATGGATTGGCTAACGGCAGGCCCGCAGAAAACCCACCGTAAACAGTGATGTGCGCAAGATGAAGGTTTACCGCCTGGCGAAGCACGGACACAGGCAGACCGAAGACTGTCAGCATTGCGCCACCAGCCAGCATATCCGATCCAAATGTTGGAGCATCAAGGGTGATCTGCAACGGGGCACCAGGTCTGGTGGACTCATTTAGTGGGTTTTTATCGCTATCCCATGGCCCGATATCATTACCTGCAGCGTCTTTGATTCTCTTCCCGTTCTCGTCCGTAATTTCTATTCGATAATAGCGCATTACGTAGCCTCAAAATTATTGGTGCTCTCGCGGTAAATCAGCGATCCAGGTGCAAAAGGCAGCGCCAGATTGATATCGCTATCCGGCGGTGAGGCGATCATAGGGACAAAGAGCACAACGCTGTTATTACCATCTGTGGCCTGGATAAAATACCTGTTTGAGTACAAGTTAAAGAGGACTGTGATAAACAGCGTTTCCCCCCCTACGCTGGCAGTGAAGCGAAACGGCGCTTTATCGGATGGAATAAAAGTTGTGTAGGTTGTCATGATGGGAATAGGCTCTTTATGCTTTCGAACATACCAGACCAATTCAGGCCGCCAGGGGACGGGACGCCATCCTCGAATTTACTCATCAAATTACCCAAGGTGGCGTTTAGCTGAGATTCGTACAGCAACGGCTGTTCAAACTCAAAAGCCCACTTGTACTGCACTTGTTTCACCTGATCGCTAAACCCGGTCAGATCGACCATTGAACGAAGTAGGCACCCTGTGTAGATGAAAGACGGTGTAAGAACGGTGTAGGTACCGCCTAGGTCAGTATGATTATCCAGCGCCAATTTCAACGCTGTGAACATCACCGGTTTGGCTAAATACCCGCCGTTTGTCGTGGTCGCTGGCCGGGTCATATTCAAGGTGATCCGGTTTGGCTTTTTAACTACCGCGTTTGCCGCTGTTGCCTGGTTGAGAAATGGATATGTAGCAATGTCATTCACAATCAACGTGCCACCGGCTGCCGGTTCAAAGTTGGTTGTTAACGTGTCTACATTTAGGTTCGCGCCATCAAGTAGGCCATTTACAATACTCAACCCTTCAGTGAAAACGGCAATCGGCAGCACTCCGCCAGGCACATACCTTGCTATTCCATCCACCAGCAGGATCGGGGTTTTCTGGAACGAGAGAGCAAACGCACTTTCATAGATATTCACAACGCCCCCTTAGAACGGAATGTTGATAGGTGGTGGCATATTCGAGCGGAGCTGCGCGTTGATGTCAGAGCCTGGCGCCTGGTTCAGCGCAACGTCGATCACCATGCGGCTTTGTGTAGCAACTTGGCTCTGTTGAGTTCCGCGCATTGCGATACGAGAGAGTGAATCAGCCTCTCCGATTTGCGGCAGTATCTTTCGCAGATAGTCATAGGTTTCTTTTGGCAGTGACGTTAATCCGTGCTTATCAACGTTACCCATGCCCCAGTTATAAGCGGCGACAGCTTTTGCGGCATCGCCATCATAGCGCTTGAACAGCATCTGGAAGTAACGCCGGGCAGCAGCCTCGGCTTTGTCTCTGTCGAACACCTCACCGCCGCGCAGGCCCATATCCTTTGCCGTCCCCGGCATAAACTGAAATGGCCCCATTGCTCCGGCTTTTGATACGGCAAAGCGGTTTCCACCAGACTCTACTTGTTCGACCACATTCAGTAGGTTTGATGGCAGCCCATCACCCCCATGCGAACTACGGGCCGCTTGCGCATGTTGCACTGGTTCCTGCGTTGATTGGTAACTTTGCCAGCCGCCAGCCTTCCACCGCTCATCAAGATCAGGGAACATATTCTTTCCAACGGTGCCAACAATCCCCCCGACTGTTTGCCCTATGGCCTTTACTCCGCTCCAGAAGCCTCCATTTCCGTTGTCTTCCCTTCCCGGTACGGCCAAGGTCGTTGCGGTCGCTGATACAGCATTGTTGAAGCTGCTGCCACTTTTGGCCTTGGCTAATGCGTCAGATCGTTCTTTTTGCTTTCTGGCTTGATATTCTGCGTCTGCCTCGCCCTCTTTTTGGTCACCTCCAGGCAGCCAGCTATAAATCCACATAATCCCGCGCCCAATAGCCTTGACGATTTCTGTCACAGCTCTACTGAACTCGCCTAAGTCCTTTTGAAAACCGGGATTGCTGATCCAGGCACTGAAAGATTTAACACCATCCGCAAGGGTATCGAATACCGCCTTACCGTTCGGGCCGCTCAAGAATGAGTCCACCGCATCAGAGAAGGTCTTAGAAAGCTTCTCGATAGGTTCGTTCAGCGTCGCCAGTGCGGTCTTGAACGAGTTAAACATCCTATCTGTGGTGGTATCAAAAGTGGTATTGAGTGACTGATAACTGCGCCCGGTTTTTTCCGACATTTCCAGCTGATGCGATGTGGCCTCATACCGCCTGTTAATCGCAGGGAGTTGATCCCTATTAGCCATGATTTGATTTAACGATTCAGGGCTTATCAGGCCATCTAGTCTACGGCTTTTAATCTGGCTATATGCCAGGCCTGAGTTTTCGTATCCCTTGGTTAATTCTGCAACCCTCTGGTAAAGAAGGGGTAAGTTTTCACCAGCCCCTTTTAGCGGGTCAATGCCTAACGTTCTCAACCCGCTTTGTGCAGGGTCAAATATGTTCCCCTGAGCGTGGGTTAGCCCCTGGATCGTCTCATCGACACCACTAAACCGATTGCCGTAAACGTTCTTAGCCGCTTGCATCTGGCCAGTTGTCATCCGGTTGGCTTGAGCGCCCATAAGCTGCTGACTGGCGTTCTTGGCAATCAGCCCATACCCAAACGAACTGCCAGTACCCAGCAGGGCCATTTTCAGCCCCCAGGATATGGCAGATTCAAACAGTCCTTTCAGCATGCCAACGGTCTTGCCGAGCGTCTTGTTTACCTGGTCGAAGCTTTTTTCTACGGCCTTGGCGAGCTTATTGACGTTGTTCAGGAAGCCTTTTCCACCCCCGGCCCCATCCCCAGAATCGTCACCACTTGCCCCACCAGCATTCCCCCCACCGACACCACCGGGAGGAACGCCACCCCAGCCACGACCAGCGCCGGTATCCAGTGGCGAACCGTATTTACTGTTAAACCGTTCCGCCGCTGCGCTCAGCTTTTCAATCAGCGAAAGAGCCTCTTTCAACTGCTCGTTATCGACGGGGATCGTAATTACCGGGATATTCTCAGACATTAGAAAATACTCTTCTTGTGCTTCATCAGTTCGCGAAACTCGGCAGCGGTGCGAACCTCGAAGTTATAGGCCCGCATAAAGCTATCGATCCCCTCATGGCATATGAAATCTAGGATGGCACTGACAACGTGCTCTCCGTCGCGCCAGAACTCTCTTTGACGGTCGATGTCGGCAATGATACTGCCCACTCCATAGCTGTTTGCGATGTATAAACACTGTTCCAAAGAGAACTCATTTCTTTCATCAGCCCCTTGACCTGATTTGGCCTGTTGATCGCACAAACGCATGTAAAAAAAACAATCTCGCCTAACACATCATCTTCATCGACAATTTCACGGGAGATCGCCACATCGAGCGGAATTTCTTCCCAGCCTTTACCATCGACCGGCACGATCGCCGTTGAGTTGCGGATAATTTCTTGCAACAGGGTATTTTTAACGCCAGTTTTACCCTCCCAAACCTCATCATTTTTAGCGACACGTTCAAGCATGAGGTACGCAACGCGCGGCCCGGCCAGCACCCCCAACCCCTGCCCGAAGATGGCGGCAAAAGCTTTACTTAACGTCAAAAAGTGCTCGCGGTAGACGGCCTTGGTGATCGGTGTTGAGTGGACGTAGATATTCCCGCTCGCCGTTTCTACCGGGGTGACCAAATTCATTTTGCGTGAAATTTCCATTACAGCTCCCACATAGCCGAGTTAACGTCGTAAATGCCAAACACCGACACCAGAAACGCCGGATCACGACCGGAGAAACTCACGTCGCCAGCCGAGCGGATTGTTGCGCTGCGAATGGAGAAATCGCCCAAGGTGCTCGAGTCTGAATAAACTTTTGCGTCACCCAGCAACGTGTCCAGTTCAATCTGATTTTTGAACAGTTGCGCCATGCCCTGACTGCGCACCATGTGGATCTGCATGTTGATCATCTGGTAGGGGTTGGGGGACGATACGCCGCCCGTCATTGTCGGCAGCAGAACACCAGCATCGCCTTGGAATTGAATATCGATCGCATCCTGCGTTAAGAACGATGCCGTGATATTCAGTTCGGGATATTGGACGAATTTAATCGAGGCGCGAACTTTATTCAGTACGCCTTGCGGTACGAATGGATTAGCCATTTTTTATTTTCCTGATTAAGAAAGCTGCATCGTAACGACGACGTTAAAGATAATTTTCATGAAGCCGCGCATCGGCGTGTATTCCGACGAAAGACCCGCATACCGTCCGATCGCGTAATCGTTGGGGTTGTTTTTCACATAAGTGCGGAACGGAACGGCACCCACAACCGGGTTACCATTAACCAGCCCGTAGGTTACGCCGGAGTTGAACACGCCCTGGGCGCGGTTTTGCAGCCGGTCAATGCCTCGCTGCTCGTAATACAGCGGGTTAATCGGGTTGTTGCTACCGTTGAAAATCTCGTTAGCCAGCGCCATCTGGACGTTAATCTGGATCCAGTCCACGGAATACCAGTATGTCAGGTCGTTGCCGTCCGATGACATGCCGTTAAAGTAGACCGTGTTACTGATCCCCCCTTCCGCACCGGTGCCGACGTAGTTCACATAGTTGGTGGTCAGCAGCGTTTTAACCGCCCCTTTAGCCACCAGCGCGGTTACACCGATCAGATAGCGGAAAGCCATGGGCGGGACTTTGTTGATGTCAGACGGAGACGCGCTGATAAACTGCCACATCGCGGCGGCGGAGTTGCAGATTGTAGGGTCAGCGCTTTTCTGCGTGGCTACAAACGACTTAATGGTCTTGTAGTGATATTTGCTCGGCCCTGCATCGGTATCGATGAAGAAGTACACCATTGACGTATTAGCGGCGTTGTTGCGGCCCAGCGTCACCAGCTTGGCGTTTCCGTCCCATGCGCCCGGCATCAGATAGGTATAGAACCGCACATCCGGATCAGCCATGTAAGATTCAACGGCAGCAATTCCGGCATCTGCCACGTCACCCACTTCCATGATGTAGACCGACAGCTTTCTCCCTTGCGCAAAGAACGTTGTCATCGCTGCATTTACGGCGGCATAGGTGGCGGCCGTATCTTTGGCAATATCCGTAAACTCGTCGTAGGAGGTGATCAGCGTTGGCGTTTTCGCCGCAAGTGTTGTCGCCCCGTTCGAAATAATTACGCCCGTTTGTTGCAGCGTGGAGGGAATAGCGCCTACAGTCTGCGAAACGTTTACCGTGACAATTCTGTAATCGTCATTACTCATTATTTGATCTCCAAAGTGATAAAAGCTTCTTTAATAAGCTGTAGGGCAATATCCCTGGCGGTGTGTTGGTAATAGTTGATGTCGAAATCAATGTGCTTTTTCTTGGCCAGCGCGTTTATTTCGACCTGGTTTAACTTGTCGTCAATAACAACCGGCGAGTTAGTGATGCCAAACTCTTCGAAGTCGAGCGCCTCGTTTACGATGTAATCCACGTAATCCAGCGCCTGCTTGTTGTTCATGCCGTACAGCGTCACGCGTACAGTGTCCTGTACGTGCTGGCTGCGGGTCAGATAATGCGGTGCCGCCTGCAGCGGCTTCGTGTCCTTGACGTCTGCCACGATATACGGCGGCAGCATGTCCGAGGGGGAGAGATACGACGGGTAAACGGTGCCGTACTTCGTCAAACGCATCCAGATCGGCGTACTGTTCGACAAAATTAGGTCAGTGTTGATATCCGCCGGATCGTCAATAATCTGCGTTCGCAGCGTCGGCAACACGGCCAGGCCTCGGTAGTGAAATATGCCCGCCTGCGTATACTTGCTTTCCATACGCGAGAAAGAAAACTGCACCCCGTCATAGTCGCCCAGGTACATCCATTTCGGATCTACCATGTTGAAATCGTCAATCTGTTTTAACGGGGTAAAAATGATGTAGTTCATCGACTGCGACGCGGTGGTCGTCTGCTCGGACACCGCCTGCCGGTGCAAGCTGCCCTGAATGGTTACCGCCTTCTTCAACTTATCCAGCCCGAGGCGCTCCAGCTCCGCAGGATTGACCAGGTCCGCCCTCACCCAATAAATAAACCCGTCCAGCGGCAAAACCTGCTTAACGTAGAGCTTGAAGGTGATCTTCTGGCTGGTTGAAATGGTGTCTACGGCGGTGTGAAGGGTATCGGCTAACTGCGTTTTAGTGCGCTTCGCTATCTCATCAAGTTTCGCCATTGTTGCTTATCCACGCTATAAAGCTGGCCTTGAACAACCCTCCATCGATAAACGAGGGGCGGCGCGGCCCGGTTTCTTTTTTCAGGCGAGAGTTAACCCCGTGCAACGCCGACCAGGTAGGTACCCCATCGACGCCAAGCCCGGCCATTTCTTCGCGCTCCAGAAAAATGTTAAAGCTGCGCACTATCTCGCCAAGGATGATCGTGTCCTGGTCGAACGGTGCGCCGTATTTGATGTGGTTTATCAGTCCGAGCCGTATCTCGTCGGAAACCGATAGCAAAATGTCGTCCAGGTGTTGTTCATAAAAATGGGTAAAAAGCTTGTACTGTTCTTCGAGATCGACGGCCACCTGGTGCGTGGTCTTCCCCGGTTCCTCGCCGTAGTCGTAGGGCATATCGATAACACCCAGCTCTACTTTCATGGCGTCATACCCCAGTGGCTCCCCATCTCCATCAGAACGGCCAGCGCCGCTTCACCATAGGGATCTTGCATCATCATCAGATCAGCCAGGCTAAGGTTGCTCATGGCCTCCCCGATGACCGTTGAGCCGGATGTTCCCTGATCCGCTGCTGACGTCATGATGCCCGCCGCTGCTCGCCCTATACCCAGCTTTTCGCGCATATCGGCAAAATAGGTGCTGTCCGGCATGTCGTCGGCATAACGCAACAGGAACGACGTGCCGAGGTTGTACACGGTATTGCGATAAATGACCGGCAGGCACTCAAGGCCCAGGCCGGTAGGCACCCATTCGAGCGCGGCCGCATAGACGCACTGCAGCGTTTCGTTGTCGTCTGCAATTGCGTCCACAGGAACCCCCACGTTATTACGAATAAAGTTGAGGAATCCGGCAAACGTTGGGGGTATCTGGATCATTATTTGGTGACCTTCAAGTTTTTCTTAACCGGGGATTTGTCATCCTGCTCAGGGTCGAGCGGTTCGCTCTGGATCGTCATTTCCAAACCGTCCTGCTGTTCCTGTCCATGGTTAACCGCGACGTTTTTAATGTCGTTGTTAATCACGACGGCGCTTTCTTCAATGATTTTTTCTGCTCGGTCATCAAGGAATTCCAGGCGGGCCTCGTAACCATCGTTGATTTTCGAAACCTTGATTTCGCGATCGATGGAGTAACACAGGCCGGAAAAATTCGCGGGGATTTTTGCCACATCGACAAAGCCGTAACGCTCATGCTGATCAATGATCGCCCTGATGTCGGTATCTTGCCCGTCGATAGAGATCTGGGCGCCAGCTGGAATGTGGCGAGCGAAAGGTTGACGGCGCTCAGGCAGTTTGTAATTGAACAAATGGCGTTGCGGGGAACAGTTAGCAATATGAATTTTCATTCTAAATCCTCAAAAAAAGGCGAGGTTACCCCCCGCCGATTAGGCCAAATAAGGAAAATGGGTTTTATTATTCGTAGGCGGCAGAAAGCAGGGTTACGCCCTCGGCGCGCAGGTTCCAGCCTGGCGTTGCCCGCATGGTGTAAAGCGTGGTTAACCCGCCATCAGGGATCGGCGTTGACACTTCGGTCGGCGCGGCCACATCACAGAACATCTGGTTAACCGCGCGCTGGTTAGGCGTCAGGCTCGCAAAGATGTTGGTGTTAATGCTGCTGTCGCTGGCCGGGACGTTCAGCACCACGGCGCTGATGATGATCAGATCCGTACCGCCAGCCCCTTTACCGATCAGCGTGTCGTCCATGGTGAAGATGATTTCGTCCTGCGCAGCTTCGCCTGCAACTTTTGCGATGATGTTCCCAGCGGTATCTGTACCGGCACCTGGACGCTGATAGGAGGTCAGCTCAACAATGCCGGTATAGCTGATCGCGCTGTTGAAGCGCTGCGGTGCCGTGATGGTGATCAGCGCCGGTTGCCCCAGCATCAGCATGCGGGTTTTCAGGTCTGCGATGTGGCCCAGAAGGAACCGCGCCAGTTCGCCACTGTCCCAAGCCGGGTAAGTCGTTTCGCCGCCGCTGTCTGCCGCCAGGCTAACGGTGGTTGCTCCTGCCGTGTTGGTGATGCCTTCCCCGTTAGACGGCTTGAGCCCGTAAAGCAGCATGGTTCGCAGCAGTTGTGCGATACCCTGGCGCGCGGAGAGCTGCAAGGCGCTGACCAGCGAATAACCCCAGTTGCTGGCCGCCTCATCATCAAACAGGCCATATTGCGAACGTGTCGCAATGCGGTAGGTCTGCATCTGGGTGTAGCCAGGAACCACGGAGGAGGAGGCAACCTGGTTAGGCAGCGATTGGCTGGCCTGTACCTGGTTGGTCATGCGCAACGTTTTTTGATAGACCAGCAGGTCATTGCTGCCGATCTTCGCTTCCGGTTTACCGCCCGGCAGCAGGTCGAATGCGCCGGTGGCCATGCTGTACTGCATAGCGATTTCCGGCAGCATCATCGACGGATTCAGAATTTTAAATGCGGGTGCAAAGTTACTCATTGTTTAGCCTCAAATCAGATGGAGAACAGGCCCATAGGCTTGTCTTCCCAGTTAACGTCTTTGGTCGTTGCGTCTTGCACCGCCGCCATATTGCCTGCTGGGGAGACTTTCAGCAGGCGGATAGAAATGCCGTCAGCCGTGGCAACGTCGATCACCTGCGCTGCCGGATCCCATTTGAATTGCGTACTGGTCGTTGAGGTAGTCCCGTTCGCCAGTGCGGCCACCGCTGCGCTGATCGGCAACGGAATACGCGCGCCAGTACCCAGGCGGTAGTAATGCACCCCGTTACCGGCCATAAACTGCGGTACGCCGTTATTCGGAGTCACGACACCGTGGTTTGCCTGGTTCATCACCATGAAGCCGTTGCACGATGTGGCTGTCGCCTGGCGGATCACCGCACCCAGCATCGCTTCGCTTGATTTCGGTACAGACTCAATGATCCCCATACCGCCCCACATCGAGCCGACCACATCATCGGCCAGGACGCCAGCGGCCAACAGTAGGCGAACTGCCGGGTCGTCTTGTGCGTCGCCCTGCACCAGCCCGAACGATTCGACGTTAAAGCTGTTCTTGAAGGCGGGGCCGGTTTTGAATGCGTTTTCTAAAGCCATTAGCGAGTGCTCCCACTGTTAAATTTTACCAATTTCTGAGCCGGTACCTTTACGGTGCGCAGCCAGGTGTCCATGTCGCCCTGATAATGCCGAACCGGTCGGCCTGCGGCATCGTGGCGAATCGTCTCGATCAGTCGGCCAGGCGTGTTGGTAACCTTGCGCTCAAACTCTTTCTTGGCTTCGTCAAAGATGGCGGCCTGCATGGTCTTCAACGTCGCCGAGTCAGCGATCGCCCGGATGTTCGCACCGGCAAACGTCGGCGCGTATTTCTGCATGATCGACAGGGTGCGCTTGATGTAGTCGGCAGACAGTTCCCCGGCATGCGGTGATGGCGCTTTCTGCCCGATCGCGGAAAAGGCGGAGTCGGCTTTGACTTGCTCACCGGCCATCGCTTCTGCGTCAGATTTTGTCTGTTCTTCCACTTTTGCTTGTTCCTCTGCGTCGGCCTTGGCCTGCTCTGCTGCTGCCGCCTCGGAGTCTGCGCGGGCCTGAGCCTCTGCAGCCTCAGCATCGGCGCGCTCTTTCTCTTCCTTCGCCTTGCTCTCTTCTGCTTCGGCGTCGGCGCGTTCCTGCTCTTTCTTCTCTTTCTCTGCGGCTTCAGCATCGGCGCGGGCCTTTACGCCCTGCTCCATGCTGTCCATCCGCCCGGAGAGCTGGTCGAGCTTGACGCTTAGTGTGCTGGCCAGCCCGCCCACGGTCGCTTCGAGAAGCTTTTTCATGTCTTCTTCATTCATTTCTAAATTACCTTTGTTGGAAATATCCACCCCAGACGGGCCGTTACCTTTATCCCACACGCCATTAGTGCCGCATTCTTCTGTCACCAAGGCGATGTGATCGAGCAAAAACGGCTTACCCTCGATTAAAAGGGATGTGCCGCTTTCTTCATTCGTTATTTCGATGTTCTGTGAGTCTTCGTTGAATAATACCGAGGGGCTTGTTGATACCGTTTCTTTCAGTATTTCCGCTACAATCCACTCAACGTAAATACGGACAACCGCCCAGACCTCATCCCCTTTGATATACGGGAGCATGACAGAGCCAACCACTCTATCTTTAAACTCCTTCTCGTCTAATTTCGGTGCATCTGGATGATTTGCGATAACCGGCAGGCCATTGCAGCGCCGGAGAAATTCGTCGTTGAGATATAAATCAGGGTCACGCCAAACAAACTCATCATGCCCCGCCCTATATGCCGCACCGGTTCCCGTTATCCGCAAATTAACTAACCAGGTATTAGAGAATTTAATCGGGGATAAAACGGTGCCATCCCGGATATTCTCGGCTAACTCAAGCTCGTTCAAATTCTCGTTTCCCTTTTTCAGTTAGGAATTCATCAGGGAGTTTTTGCGGCGCGTAGATGTAAATCGCCTGGCAACTGCAAAAAACCTCTTCCCCCACAGCGGTGATCTCGTCGTAATAGCCGTTCACCGGCTTAATCAGCCCTTGCTTTACCGCCCACGAATCGCGCAGCAGATAGATTTTCTCGTCGCGCTCTTTGTGGTCTTCCCGGTAGTTGTATCCGGGCCGCCGCCAGGACGAGTGCCACTTAACGGCGATTGCGCCGCCCTGTATGGCAATGATGTCCTTTATGTTGGCCGCCAGCTTATGGCCCTGGTCGATGGCTACGCGCCGGTGCTCGAATGTCTGCTCGGACAGCTTGGCCCGTATCTGCGCTTTCTGTTCTACCCGGTCAACCGCATTGGTGCCGTCTACCGGGACAGACGAAACCCACCCCTGGAAGCGCTGAATGGTCTTCTCGATGGCGGCTTCACGGTTAAGCTTGATAAGGTTGGCACTGACGAAGATCCGGCGCTCCAGCTCCTTGCGCAGTTCCGGCTTAACCTTGGCCAGGGTGACTTTGGTCGGGCCGCCGAACGGCTGATCCCGGATTGCGCCACCGTCAATCACCAGGCGCTTGTAAATGGCGGTCAAGTGGTTGCGAGTTGTAGTCGGGCTGACTGTTTCGCGATTTGCCGCCGCGCGCAATCGGGCGCTCCATGACAGCAATGATTTCTCGCTATCCCAGCCATTGTCCACGTAGTAGTTAACAGCTTCTGTCAGCACCTCATAGAGCGTTTTAGGTTTCCTCGTCTTCTTCATTGCCTCCCCCCGTTGGCGGTGTCGGCGGCCTGTAGCTCTTAAGCTTATCCATGTCGAGGACGAGCGGCGCTCCCTCATATGACTCCAGCACGTTAATAACGTCTGACAGCCATTGAGCGGCCACTGCCTGATTATCTGGATCAAGGCGAGAATAAAGCGTGTCGAACACCTTGGTAGTCTGCTCAAGCAGCTTGCCTTCGCTGTCCTGACGTTCCTCCGGGGACTTCTCTTGCAGCTCTGGCCATGTTGCAGAGAATGACGCGCGCCACATGAAGAACGTCGTGAAATAGTCTTCGGTATAGAGATCGGGGTATTCGTTTTTGAGCGAGTTATAGAAATCCTCGTTCCACGCAATGTATTGCACGATCTCTTCGAAAAACGTTATCACCGGATCAATCGACTGCCTGACGCTATCGATATATTGAGCGACGGCCTTCGAGTCTTCCTTACCCTCTCCGAACCCGTTAGCAAAAGCCTCATCCTTCAGGATTGCCGCTGGCACATCACTGCCCGCTGCGATATCGGCAATAATGTTGCTCCGGGCTGAGTTCATGGCGCCATCGATGTTCTGCAGGTTCAGAGACTCGATCGAGTCGCCCGCCCCGATGTTCATTACCCCTTTATTTTTGATGGCCTTGATCATGCCCCGCTTGGCTTTGTTTACCATGCCCAACACACCGGATATTACAGACGAGTTCTGCGTCGTCTTGGCCACCAGCACCCCGGCCTTTTCGCTTACAAGGTCGTTGGTGATCATCGTGTTCACGTATGACCTCAGCGGGTATACGCAACGCTGGAACACGCTACGGCCCGTAAAGCCCATGCTTGAAGACTGGTAGGAGAGATAAATCGGCGAGCCCGTGAATACTTTCATGGTTCGCGACGGGTGCCACTTCTTGCCCTGGATGTTCAGGTATTTGTCCGGCTGCTGGAAATCGCGAGTGTTCGGGTCTTGGCTTGTCACCATCGATCCAGCGGCGACAAGCGGGTCAAAGATATTGATAAAAATATCCTCTTCCTTCAGTCCCATCTTGGTGATCTGCTTGTAGCTGCTCACCGAGTCCTGGCCGATGCCAATTGCTGCGGCGCCATAACATCTGGCGTTGAAGAAAAGGTTCTTTATTTTCTGCGTGATGCCCAGGCGTATCCACGTATCGATAAACGCGTTCACAATCCGATCTTCTGCGTCATCGCTCACGTTATAAATGCGCGGCTTGAACATGGCCATTTCGATCGGCTTTTCGACCATCTTCCCGCCGAGCGGGTGATACTCCCAGATGATTTTGCACATCTGATAGCCGGTTTCAGAGCCTGGCTGAATGTCCTCACCCATCAAGAAATCTGCGAGCTGTGAGTTTAGTGCTGCGTTTATTGTTTCTTCAGCCATTAGAGTGCGGCTCCGTTACCAAATGCGATTATCAATGCGTACAAGTAGCAATCGAGCAGGTCATCAGCTCGTTTGTTGGCGTCTTTATCCGCCAGATGGAAACCGGCGATTTGCCGCCATAGGTGGTTGGCCACTTTCTTCTTGAACTCAACGGTTTTATTGAATGCTGGCTCGGCTATCTTTGCCTTTTCGCAGTAGTGATGGCTGGACGCCATTACCGCGCGCTCGTCCTTGCCTTTAGAGGTAAGAACGGAGTCGATCGGCTTCATGTCCCAACCTTCCGTTTCGGCTTTTTGCAGCAATACAGCACCGAAAGCGGCATCCTCAACGTGCAAGCCAAGGCTGCCCATGCGCGGCCTGCATATCGTGGCCAGCCGCTCGAGGTTTTCGTAAACGCCGGGGATGTAGCTTTCTATCAATGACGCCTTGATCTGCACCACGTCGTAATCAATGATTGTCAGCCGTGGCGTGGTATAGGTTTGCTCGAATGCAAAGTACACAACGCCCGTTCCGTCATTCTCCAGGCCGCCTTTAAGGGCGGTATCCATAACGGCAAAGATGGCATCGCACGTTTCTGGCATCGGTACCGGCAACCCATCCACCAGCAACTTCTTGATGTCGAGTAGCGCCGCCTCCGACCAGTCAACAAACTCGGCCAGGAATTCCTGTTGCCATACTCGCGGATCGGTTTCTTTCTCGATTTTCTCCAGCTCGTCGGCTGGCATGTAAGGGTTGGATGATGTCGGTGCGTGATGCTTATGGAAGTTGAGAGACTCGTCGTGACACAAGGCATAGAAGAAGTTTTCGTCATTAATGCCATCAGGGGTAGAGAACACCCAGGCGCGGCCCCGGTAGTCTACCAGCGTCGGCTTAATCGCCCTTGGCCAAACCTCTTTCAGCATTTCCGGGGATTTGGTGAACGCCCCTTCATCAATGAGTACAGCGTGATATTTACGTCCACGCCCGGCGAGTTTGTTATCGTTCGTTACCCAGAAGTCGATCTTCCCGCCGTTCTTTAAAAGAATCCTTTTTTCTGACCGGGAGCTACTTTTTATTAACGGTTGGAGCGCCTCTTCTAATTCGTCAAAAATTTCCTGGTATTGTCTGTATTGCGCGGTAAATATGCCAACTCTACCCGCTATGGGTTTCTTTGCTGTTGGCACCTTGAATTTATTAGTGACATAGCTTATTGCTATGGTCACCAGCATTACTGTTTTACCCCAGCGGCGACCGCAACAAACTACGTTATATTGATGCTCGCTGCCCTCCGTCCAAACCTTGAGTTGTCCGGCATGCAGTTCAGGGACGAAAATTTCTGCCATTTCACGCCCCTGTAAAAATAGTTACTCGCTCCCTGGTGGCTTCAGTGAGTTATGGATAATGATCGGCTCGTTGCCGCTACCTTTCTTGAGGTTGTCTATTTCCGCCTGCAGCTTTTCATTCGCCAGTTTGGCCCGATCAAACTCAAGGCTCTTTTTCTGCTTGTCCTGCTCACTTACCGGCGGCTGCTGTCTGTTGGTGTAAACGTCGCCCACTTCTTTTGCGGCCTGTTCCATTAACTGGGCCGTCATGCCGAAGTTTCGCTGCTTCTCTGTGCTGGTCGCCATGCGGTCGAGAACACGCAGGCGGTATGCCTTGTTGGCGATCGGGATGTCGGCTATCTCGTTCTGGAACCGCTCACGGGTGGCATAGAATATTTTCACCCACTTCTGGGCAAGCGTCTTTCCTGCGGCCTTCGTTGGGTCGTGGGACTCGACCTGCTGGCGGGATACCGTTAAGCCAAATTCACTTTTGACGGACTCGGCGACTTTTGACGGCGTATCGAAGCAAGCAAGACTTTGAATTATGAAGGCTTTAACCTCTGATTTTAGCGCCGCCATAATTTACCATCCGTCTATACCAGTCTAATATTTAAGCCAATTTTAGAAGGCATGTTCCACATGCCCTCGCTATGTCGATCCCCCCTACCTCTGGCTGTTTGGCTGCTGCGTCGATCATCGCTTGAACGTCAACGCTCGCACCGTATCTGCGCACCACGCCCACGAATTCCTCTACATCGTGACCGCGTAGTTTTAGCACCGGCTGCCCAGTGTCTTTGTTGAACTTCGGCGCACCGAACTCGTCGGTAGCCTGGGCGATGTGGTAAAGCTCATGTTCCACCAGCGCGCAGAACTCCAGATCGTTACACTGCGCGCAGTAGTCGGCAGCGAGCGTGATGATGAATTCCGGCACCCGGTCGAACCACTCATGCATTTGCTGCACCATTCTGGCCTTCTGCCAGCCACCGGCGCGCATCGCCACCTGTTCCGCCTGGCCGAGTATCGCCCGGCCCTGCTTCTCGAAAGCGTATGAGGCCCACATAAAGCCGATATCGGCATCAGCCAGGTGAAAGTGGTCAGGGTTGCTGAGTTCACCGTCATCACTGATGATCTTCTCGTTCACCCACTCCAGCACCTCGGTAGCGGGGATCAGTTGAATGTAAGGCGTGAGCGGGTCGATGAAGTTAAGCGGGGGCATTGGCCTTTTAGTGTCCATTTGGAACATTCCTCTGCCTGTTGAAATGCGACGCCCGTAATCGGTGACACCACTCCATCGCGAAACCTATACAAAACTCTGTGAGGTGCCAGATTAATGGACGCTTTTCAGAATATTGTAAATTTAAGGCATTAAAAAACCACCCGAAGGTGGTTGTTGGTATTAGCGCACTTGCCTTTGGAACCCTCCTGCATTTGGGTCGTAATCACCAGCCGGTGCTTCTGGTAGGTGATCCCAGTGCAGTATTTTTGTGGCGCTTGATTCCCTATTCCCTGCCAAAAAAAGCCTTTGAATCTCATTTAGCGGCTGATTGTAAAGGGCGACTCCAACACCTAAGTTGGTAGAGACTAAAATCCATCCAGACTGTTCTGGGGCCTTTTCGGCCATTGCCATCCACATTTTCACTCGTCCTCTTCTCGGTTTATCCCACATGTTAGATATGGGCATAAAACACACTATCAAGCCCTTAACTCTAGGAGAATTAGACTTCTGTGCTTAGCGTCACTATCGAGCATTTCTTGGGTTCGTAGCATCGCCACGCTTGTCAGAGTTGCGCTACCACTTCTCGTCTAGTTCCGAGCCGCCAAGATGGCGACCACCTCTTTTGGGGCTGCGTGTTTGTAAAAAAACATTAGGTCCTACAATAGAAAGCTCAAGGAAACCGGCATAACGGCTAATACGACTCACTATAGGGCTGATTAGGGCCACTTATAGCAACACAACGAACTCACTGACCTATCAATATCTAAGGAGACACTTATGGAATACACACCTGATTTACTCAAATGCATTACTGCGTTCCTGAAACTGGCCGATACCATAGCTTTATTCGTACTCGAATATTTCCGAAGAAAGGCCGCAAAAAAATAATACTACCGTTCGCTCTCTATCTTCCTGATGTCGGCCTTATCGCGGTTGCAGTTCTCAATGACCTCAAGTAGCTGGTCATTCCAGAGAACGCTTCCGCCATAGGTCAGAGGCTGTCCAGGTAATGGTGGAATGCAATCAGCGGTCAGGCTGGCCGGGATTGGTACTACTGGAGCCGGAACGTATTTTATTCGCTCGGTTGTGCAGCCCATCAGCAACATCCCGATCAACAACGTCGGCAGCGCAGGGAGACTTTGCCAATATGGTTTTGTAGACCACCCTGACCTGCTCACTGTCGCTTGCGTTTTTCTGCTTTGCATCTTCGTTAGCCCTGGCGATGTCGTTGAACAGGTTCATTGCGTTAATGACGTTGCCTATCATTTTTTCTGCGCTGGCCACATCACGCTTAGCCTGCTCTAAGTCTTGTTTGTCTTTGACTGATTGGCCGTGATAGTGGAATGCCGAATAACCCAGGCCTCCTACCATCGACAGGATGAAAATGACAATGAGCACCAGGTGTTTGAGTTTCATTTCATGCTCCAGGTGCAGAGTTCATGCTCTATCGCACGGCGATTCATCAGTCCTTTCCACTGCTTGCCCCCGGCATACGTCCAGCGACGCAACTCATCACAAGCACCTTTCTGGTCACCTGCGTTGATTTTCTTCAGCATCATGGAGTTACGGAACGCGGTTATGCCAACGTTATATGCAAAGGTGTAGATGGCAGCTCGTTGTGTGTTGCTGATGTCAGACCGAATGTAGGGATCGACGCCAGCGGCCACCGCCTTTAAATCAGCATCAAGTAAAGCCCTGCACTCTTTATCTGTGTAGCGCTTACCTTTAATGATGTCTTTGCCGGTATGGCCGTAGCAAACGTCTAACGTTCCTGCGACATCCGGTGATGCAACGTACTTTATGCCCTCAAGTTCTGGAAGCATCACGCTGGCAATCACCAGGGCGCTACCGGCCAGATATGGCGACAGCTTTCTCAACAATCCTTCGCGCATGTTAAATCTCCTTCGGGGCTTTATCGCCCAACTCAGCAATAACTTGCGCCGTTGCTGATGGATTGTTCGGACTGGTCTTAGTGAGGATGTCTTGCAGTATCCTGGTTCGCTTCATTTGCTCTCGCCGGTTCAGTCGGTAGGTTAAGACACCTAGCGCGATACTGAAGGCCACGCCAATGATGAATCCCCAGTCCTGAAGCGATAGGCTGGCAAAGAAGGCGGTAAGACCAGCACTGCCGTATGTCGCGTTGCTGTATCTATCGTCCATCTTCATGATCTCCACCTCCCGATTTTCGGGCTGTGCACTGTTTAAAATAGGGATAGCCGCCACACCATAGTCACTCAGCGATAAATTAGGGTTTTGGGGTGATTGACTTTCTTGGCGTGGGGCTAAATGAAAAGGCTCACCGAAGTGAGCCTTTAGATAGGTTGATAATGGTTACAGTGCGGTTATTTCTAGCCGCTTACCCAGCGCCTTGAGCGCGGCCTCTATCGTATCGATTTTGGTCGCATGGTTCAGGGTAACGATCCGGTTAACTTCCTGTGGTCGCGTACCCAGGCGGCGGGCCAGTTCTGCCGGTGTTGTGCCTGTCGCGATCATGGCGTTAAGCAAAAGCACTTTGGCCGCCACGCTCGCTGGCACATCGATAAACTCTTCGCCGTCAGCGCTTGGCATCGGTACTGGGCGCCGATCTTCAAAGTAAAAATCAAACGCCGTTACCAGGGCGTCTTGCGCCAACGATAGCGCCTCTTCCCTGGTATCTCCGCCCGTTAGTGCCTCCGGGATATCCGGGAACGATACACACCACCCGGTTTCGTCATGCTCAAATTTTACGGGATATCGCATATTTGACTAAGTGAACCTTCGCGAGTAACCAGCCCCGAAGGGCCGGTTTATTATTTAAGGCCAAGTTGCTTGAGAATCGCTTTTCTAAGCGGCTCCGGTATTTCCTTCCCCGGATGCCTTGGCATTATCGTCTGCTTGCCGTTTAGGTAGATTTTCAGGTGGTTACTACCGTTTGAAAACTCCGCCCCTTGTGCTGCAAGCCAACGCTGAAACTCGCGTTGCTTCACTTCCTCCTCCTGTTTGTTTAACTTGAAATCATTATAAACATTTTTGTTTATACAGGCAAGAGGTAATCTAAACATTTTTGTTTATTTCATGCTTTCGGGCTTCGGGTACGGCTGCGGGGTAAACAGCTTGGTGTTGAGTCGCTTTCGCGCCCGCTTGTTCAGAAACTTGATATAACGAAACTGATTGAAGGTGTGGGCTGTTGCCCGGTGTTTGTTTGCCTGCAGGTGTAAGCCACGCACACCGGCTTTGCTCGCCTTCGTCGTCAGCGCGATCTTGTGGTACCACTCGCCATCCAGCTCGTAGAACGTGCTTTTATGGCTGCCCACATAATCAAAATTGCTTGCCTGGTACACAACGCCGAACCGCCCGCACCGCTCATCAGCGAATGTCTGTACCCACTCAACAGCGGGATAAAGCAGCTTGATGGTTTTCAGGGCGTAGCTGATTGCGCGGGATTCCGTGTTGCGTGGCATCCGGTCATGTACCCAGAGCCGGTTTAGCTCCATGTATCCACGGTTGCTGGTGCCGGTCACAACTTTCGATCCGCTGCTGGGGTTCATTGCGTAGCCCCATTGCATCACGCCCACCAGCTCGCGCCCGTCAAAAATACCCAGGTGCAGATAGGAGTTATTAACTATCCGTTTGCTGTAGTGGAAATTAACGATCACCAGGCGGGCTAGCCAGGCAGGGATCGTCGCGACGTGCAAATCAACGCAGCCATAGCCGACCGTTTCGCCGTCGTACACAATCGGGAAAGGCTTCCCGGTGGCGCGTGACACAGCGCCTTTTTGCTGCTTCGTCATGGTCTTTGTACTCCAATAACTCTTGGTGTACCCGTGACCGTAGGAATGGGTGCGTCAGGCCCGGTAAGGCTCGAACCTTCCGGGCCACCCTCAACGAGCGTTAAAACGCAAGAACCCGCACTTGGCGGGTTCTTTAAATTTCATTCATGTGACAGGTATTAAATTCCCATCATGGGAGTAAAACTAGTCCATTTTCGCCAAAGTGTCAATCACTGCTAGTTAAGTGGGTTTCTGGGTATGGAAAACTATAAGGCAAATTGCTCAAGGGCCTCTCTCGGAGTCGCTTAAGCAGTGTGAAATTTTTCGCCTTGCTGAACCAACCAAGTGCGTTAGACATGAACCAGCTCTATATGTTACTGAAACGACCTGAGACAGATTGGAATCAAGTGAAATCAAGCGAAACCGCTAAAAATCAAGAATCAAGAAAGATTTCAACGATCGATTGATTTAACTTGATTGTTTTAATCGATCGATAATACACTGCTACCATAACTTTTTGACTGGAGTCCAGCATGAATCCCGACTACTCATTACGAGCGTTCGAAGCTTACCTATCAGGGGCTGAAAACAGCGAAGTAAATAGCGATGCCACATGGCGGAACCTTAAGAGTACGGGTCTCTTGCTTTCGACTTACGTTACCGAAGAAGAGTCTGCTTGCATGAACAGCGTTAACCCAGACATTCTTATTGAACGTCATTTGGAAGCTAGCAATACAGAAATGTCAGAAGGCACCAAGCAAACCTATAAAAGCCGGTTCAATAGCGCTGTAGGTCGTTTCGTGAAACACCAAAACGATCTGGTTGGCCAACCAACACCACTTCATGATGTCATAAGAAACAGGCAGTTAAGAGGGTTCGCGGAATCCACGAAGATTCAAGCAAGACAAAATAAAATTCGCGAAGCGCTGGCAGCGTTACCCCAGCCTAACTTTGCTGGTAGAGCCAGCGGTCAAACCTTTGACGCTCCATTTATGCTGCGCCCTGAAACTGGCTTAACAGTGAAAATTACCGGGATACCTTTGGATCTCACAGACGAAGAAGCCGAACGTATCGCTTTATTTCTAAAGGTTTACGTTCGGCCTCGGTAATGCAAAGGATTCAGAACAATGTCGGACTGGGGAGTTGGACATTGGACTGATAGCCATAACCACCCTAACGGGAGTCAGTGCTACGGTAATCAATACGCTTTTTTACCTTAGCGGTTCTGGTTAATTTTATCAAGGGGCTATTGGCTGCCTCTTTCCAGAGTAATGATAAATGAACATTTATAACTTGAATGGTCACCTCTCTCAAAAAGAGGTTTATGTCAATCCTTACGAACGTGTGCGTTATGGTCGAACTGAGCATGTAACCGACCACTACCGCTCTTACCCCCGCCGCTAGCGGTAACTTACAACCCGGTTTCGGCCGGGTTTCTATTGTCAGCACTAACGCTATCTATCAATTGTGTATATTAAGCCATTACATCGTCACAGCGGCCAGCATCGTATCGGTGTGGCTCTCTTCCTTGTAGCACTGGGTCACCAATAGCTCATAGAGCGGCTTATAGTCACGCCTCCACGTCGTTTCGGCGATATCCATACCCACCAGCGCCAGAGCTTTGCGCACCTGCTCGGCGGGCAACCGTGAGAAGCCGCGCCCGCTACACTTACAGCACTCTTTCGTGATGGGGATCCCGGCCGCTTTGCTCTTTACCCTGTCCACTACCACGCCCCGGCCATCACACCGGCAGGCGTTGCTGATCACCTTTTTTCCCTTACACTCTGGGCAGAGAACTCTGGCTATTTCGCGGTGTTGGCGGTGAACCTCATACCCGGAAGGAATGACCTTTAAACCCCATTCAAGCGATTGATGCACGATCTGCCCGGCAACCCATGGCATGTGGGCCTTTGTTGTGAATACCTCGGCGTCAATAAACCCAGTTCCGGAGCAACAATCACAGGGCCGCACACTGGCCGCGCTGCGCGAGTAATCCTGATAGGCGAATACAGTCATCACAGCCAGCGCGCGGAGCTGCACGTCTTCGGCATGCTTGGCCATGGCCCGGTGCTTAATCACCTGGTTACGAGCAAAGGCGAACAGGCTATGCACAGCGCTGGCGGGTGCGCTTATCCCTTGTTTGGCCAAGAACAGATCCAGACCGAAACCACCTTTCAGGTCAGCCAGTCCCATCGCGGCCATCATATCGGTGATGGTAAGGCTATCCGATGCGGTAGCCCGAGGCGAATCGCTGAATGTTGGCGACTTAGGCGCAAAGTATTTTGGAATGGACTCTAATCTCATGCTATTTCCCCGATAGTGATCTCGCCGGTATCGCCCCAGCGCTTAGTAACCCGTACATCCCATACGGAGCAATCTTCGTTATAAATGGCGTCCATCAATGCCTTAAGGAGGTTATCGGCATCAGGCTTTTGCTGGTGCGGCTTACCAGCCATCTCCGCGCGTTTCTTCTTGCTCCAGCTCGGTGGCATGGGCAGCACAAAGGTAACGTGATAGCCGCTCTCCGGCAGCGAAATCCGGTTGTGTCGTATCTCATCGCAAAACGCGAAATACCGGAGCACCGTCGGGCGCTTGGCCCAGCGGTCACGCTGTGTCATTCGCGGCTTTGGGATCGGGACTATCGCGTATGTTTTCATGCGTTCTGGGCCTCCATGAGCTGGCGGTATTCGCAGCGGGCCGGGATGGTCAATCGCAAGCCGCGTTGATGCGCCCACATGTCGATCTGCTCCAGATACCGGGTCATTTCGCCGGTATCGAGTAATTTTGTCGATTTCACATAGCGCGTTTCGCCCAGGATGGTGATCGGCTTCGGTGGGCAGTACAGGTCTTTCAGGTGCTCGTGAACGTCGTCCTGGTTAAACTTGCCTTTCCCGGTACGCGTCAGTTGTGAGGCGACTTCGCCGTTCCACTTCCACATCAGCGCGTTCTGGCTAAGCGAGCGCTTCTCCTTCCATTCAACTATGCTCACGCGGTAGCGCTTACCGGTCGCCAGCATGTCTTTCAGCACTGGCCATAGCTGGGCCTTGGTTGTTTCGTGCAAGCAGAAGTCATCCATCACAGATCCTTTCTTGTTGCATAACGACGGCCAGTCGCTGCTTGTTGTGGTTTGGCCCGGCAGATTTCGGCGGCGCGCACCTGGTCAGTTGGCATGAAGTGGCCATTCTTGAACTCTTGGTAAACGGTGCCGAGCATCCCGAAGCGGTTCTTTGTAACGATAATTTCCGCATAGGGCGCTGCAGGGCTATCAGGCTCATAAACGCCATCACGATAGAGCATGTAGATCCCGTCGGCGTCCTGCTCTATAGAGCCACCATCACGCAGATCTGAGTTGACCGGGCGCTTTTGCCCCTTCGGCCTGCTTTCAACGTCACGATTGAGCTGACTAAGCGAGATGACGGGCGTTTTCAATTCTTTCGCCATGCGCTTCATGCTGCCGGAAATATGGGCGATAGCGAGGTCATTACGCTCCGCGCGAGGCTTCGCAATCAAGCCAAGGTAATCGGCCATGATCAGCGACAGTTCAGGGTGATCGCGCTTGAGGCGTTCGGCTATGGCCCGGATTTGTTCAATGGTCAGTTTTGATGCGTCAACAATCCACACCTGCAGGCCAAGCAATCGCTGAATTCCCATAGAGACGCGCGCCCATTCTTCGTCACCCATACTTTTTGCTGGGTTGCGCAATACCGATACCGGCATATTTGAAGCATTGGCGAGTTGACGCTCAATAACTTGGTGCGCGCTCATTTCCATGCTGAAAATTAAAACGCCTCGAGGCCTTTCAGTGTCACCGATACGCACCGACGTGGTGGCCACTCCCTCGGCTACTCTGATCGCAAACTCGGTCTTACCCATGCCTGGACGAGCGGCAACGACAATAAAATCCACCGGGTTTATGCCGCCGGTAATCTCGTCCAGTTCAGGGATCCCGGTCTTAAGCGTGTCCGACTCTTCGCCGCTTAGGTTTCGTTGTTCCAGCAGTTCGGCATAGGAACCCAGCAACTCTTTGATGTGGATCGGGCGGTGCTCGTTGTGCGGCTTCGCTATCGAAAAAATCTTGCTCGAAAATGCCTGTATGCTTTCCAGCGCCCGTTCGTGGTTCTGCGCGCCGGTGATCAGGTCATAGCTAGACTCCATGAGCTTTGTGAACTCTCGGATCTGGTAATACTCGCCAACCACTCGCGCGTAGCCTTTCAGGTTGGCGACGGACGGGCCACGGTTACGGGACATGGTTTCCATGATGTCAGCGAAACACCCCTCGCCCATTGCCTCGGCTACCAGCAGGCCGTCGATCATCCCGCGATTATTTGCCTGGCGGGTGATCTCCCTGAACGTGTCCCGGTATAGCGGCACGGAAAACGCTTCGGGATCTAGGGTGGCAATCACATCAGCTGCGTCAGGGCTAAAGCCGCTCAGTAGCAGGCCGCCGATCACACTGGCTTCGATATCGATATTATTCACAGGGTTCCCTCCCGTACTTTACGCAGCGTTTCAGGCTTCATCAGGTATTCAAAATCGGCATGCCAGCCGGTGCCATCCGAGCCGCCAAAGTAGAACTCGCGGGCATCTTCCAGGAATGCAGAGAAGTAAGCCCGGAACCCGGCAGGCGTCTTGGTTGCCAAGTGCGTGACCAGTTCCCGGATCGCTATCTCGCGTCCCCTGTCGAGTTCTACCGGCGCCATCCGCCCATTGGTCACGTCGTTGTAGACGTCGATCACCGCTTGGCAGTCGATATCTACGCTGGTTTTCTGCCAAGCTTCGGCGTCGGACAGGTAGCCATCGAAGCGGTTAACCCGGCAGATGCTTATGGGCTTGGCTACGGTTTTGCTCTTGCGCTTCCACGTCAGCACCACCCAGCGAACAACCAACTGCAGGTCTTGCAGGGTGTAGGCGCTGCGGGATTTGGTTTCTGTCAGGAGCACGGCAAAGGGCTCAGCAGAACGACAGGATCCCTGTGTAAGCTCGTTGTAATACTGCAAGGCCTGTTTTGCTTGTGAGAGAACTTCCTCCGAAAACTCCCCCTTGGGGGCTTTAGGGGGATCTGTATTTAATGTCTTTAGAACAGTGTCTTTTGTGTGTCCCTGTTTTGGTGACACCCCTGTCACTGTTTTGGTGACACTTTTTGTCACTGCTTTGGTGACAAAGTCACTATCTTGGTGACACTCTGGTATTTCCCACTCAGAAAGGTTCTTGTTTGGGCCAATTTGCATGCCAACACGTAACAGAACACGCATAGCGATCAGCTCATTCTTGGCCTTGTTAACCTTCTGGCGTGGCAGCCGGGTTAGCTCTGCCAACTGGCTATCTGCAATGCGGTCAACCTTCTTGTTGTAGCCATAGGTTTTACGGCAAACAGCATGCGCCACCTTGGCCTGATTGCGCGTCAAATTAGCGCCTATCAGTTCCTCATACAGTTCGTTGGCCAGCCGGATATACCCATCATCGGTATCGGCCACGCGACTCTCCTCACGCGCTACGGGCGCGCGGAATTGAATGATTTCAGCGGTGTTACTCATGGCGCTCTACCTGCCTTGCCAGTTGCACCTTGCGGAACTCCTCCACAAAGCGCTTTTGCACTTCGGGCGGCAACGTGCCGATCGGGTCTGGGCATTTCAGGTAATCCGCCTGGGTAATTTCTCGTTGTTGCGTAATACGTTTGTTTTTGCGTATCATGAGTTAAACCTCGCACGGTTTAAAAAAGACCAGGCCGAACTGTTCGCGCAGTTCGGTTTTGTTTTTTCTTGAGCGGCTTATCGCTCGCAGTTGTGTTCTTGTCTGCCCAGGCTTTCGCGAGCCGGTAGCAGTCCTCAAACATCGCCCCTTTTTTGCTGGCTTGTGAGCAGCGCCGGTAGTAATCAACGCCAACATTTGCCCCCCCTGCGCGATTGCTGGACTAAAGCCATCGCCGACCAGCTTCTGCTTGATGTGATGCTCGATAAATTCAACGTGATTCATCAGTCCCACCCCAGCGGCCCCGGTCGGCTGCGTTCTGCTTTCAATCCGATATCAGCCAACGTTTCGACCGACGCCAGATAAGCGCGCGATACGAGCACGGCTTCCGGCGGCGCCGCTTGAATGCCGAGTATTGCCAGCTCCTTCGCCATCGTTGCGAAATGCCCCTCGGCTTTCCGGCGGCTGGCAGTCGATTCGCTGATCCCAGACTTCTCCGCGTAAAACTTCTGGCCGACCGACGCAAGTCGGTTGAGTAACAGCCCTTCAATCTCACGCGGATTGAGGATCGGGGGTTCTAACTTACGTGCTATTGCATTGTTTTCCATTGATAATTTTCCTTTATTGGTCTTGCGCCTTTTGCTAACTGTCCAGCAGATCGGCTAGGTCAGGGCTAATTTCCGTTGCCTTCACTTTTCCGCCGGTGGCCTTAATAATTCGCTTCACGTAACGCGTGTTAATGCCACCACCGTGAAGCCAGCGCCATACAGTCGGCTGGCTGACGCCACAGAGGGATGCAAGCTTTTGCTGGCCACCGGCAATGCTCACAGCTTTTTGGATAGCTTCATTCATCTCTTTATCCTTAAACGTATAAATCAATCGAGATAATAGCAATGAGTATAACACATGGCAATAGCGAAGTGAGTTTGACGTCTGATACGCATAGCTATAACTTTCAGAGCATGAAAACTACTCTGGCCGATCGTCTAAATAGAGCTATGGCTCTACGCGACAACATGACCCAAGCAGCGCTAGCGGAAGCGTCAGGCGTGGCACAGCCGACAATCTGGCGACTGACTAAAGGGCTATCAAAATCCTCGGGGAAGTTGGTAGATATTGCCAACGCACTTGGAGTTAACGTTGACTGGCTGGCAAACGGGACTGGAGAGATGGAGGGGGCCAATACAGCGCCGCTTCCAAGGCTTGACCGTTCAAATCAGATCCCTGTATGGGATGAACAAGGGGAAACAGATGATTTTGTCCTTTCTCCTAAAGGCAAGGCCCATTCGTCTTGGCGCGCATACATTTTAAAACGCAATAGTGGTTGTTCAGATGCTCCAGCTGGATCCATCGTTATTGTCGATACTTCTATAAAGCCAGGCACCGGCGATCTGGTTATAGCAATGATCAACGGAACAATTTCCGCTTATCGATTTTTGGATGGAGGAAATCACGGTTTTCTCTCCGTTGATGACAACCGCGTTCCATTGATAACCATAACGCCTGGTGTACTGATTGGCGTAGCAGTTTTACTCCTTCGAGATTTCAGAATATAGTCATCCAAACCCTGCTGCGGCAGGGTTTCTTGTTCATAAACCCCCGCCTTCGTTCTAACTAACAACTCTATCATCATGCCCACCCGACGAGTTAAGAAGGATACTTTCATATTCATTTATACTGTATTTATATACAGTATTTTATAGCTTAACTCCTGTCTATTGAAAAGCAATCCCGTGTGTCCTGTGGTGATTCAAACACAAACTCAATACAGATTCCCAGAGCTTCTGAATTTTTTTTCAAGCTAAATTTCCTTTTAAAACACCGAATTATACTCATTGCTATTACGCATTCATTAATACGTATTGCTATTAAATATACTCTTCGCTATTATTCGCTCAACAGACGGCAACATCGTCCTCCCAGACCACCGGGCGCTCTTTAACAATCAGATAGGTCACCCAGCGTTGAGCGGAGAGATCCGCATAACTCAGCACCCTGCGGAATCCCAGCCCTTAAGGGGGTAGGTTCATCAAATGGCACGGCGGGCATGCGGCGGACAAAGTTGGGTGACAGAAATATCAAACATAGGAGATTCAGCCGATGAAGCACTAAAACGGATAGACCGAATACCGGCCAACCCCGCCAACGGCGAGGAACAGGCTACGTTCCCGCAGCGACGTACCAGGGGAAAGGAGGCGCATAGCGCACTGGGCAGTTTGGCATGGCGACCCATTAACGCAGCAACCAGCCTTACATGAAGAGTGGATTTACCCTGCCGCTGCTAGTTCGGGCGGTAGGCATAAAACCACTAAGAGGGCTAGATATATGGCTTACAAATTTCAATGCGTAGAAGTGCACGAAGAAGGAAAAAACGTTTTCACGGTTGGCAAGGTTTATGAGGTTGTAGAGGCTGCACCTTGCGCGGAAGGGGCTATTACGTCTGATGACGATGATTACTATGTTGTCTACCATCGTCGCGGCGGCTTTAGATTCGGGACTTATTTTAAGTTAGACACCAAACATTCAGGCCACACAATCGCAATCTTTCAGGCTGCGCACTGACCAACCGCCCATGCTACGGGGCTACAGCAAAGGGTTACACGATGAAAAGCTACGACTTGAGCGTTTACCGAGAATTCCGCGCCGATGGTTTTGTTGCAATAGCAGCACTGTTCTACGCCCGCAAAGCAAAGCGTGGTTACTAACCCCATCGCGCCCTTCGGGGCGCACAACGGAAAGAGCACTCCAACCACGCGAAGCTGAAACCCAAGCGCCATGTGGATGCGCCGAAAAGCTATAGCGGGGCGCTGGTAGAAGTGGGAGTGCTCTCCCCGTTGTGGTGTAGCTCAGTGGTCAGAGCGGGCTATGGAATGCTGGCCAGCGTGGGTGCCAAAAGGTTTGCAAGCCCTAGGCATTCAGTCCTCAAAGTGCGGTCGTCGGTTCGAATCCGGCCGCCACAACCGCAAATCCGAATGTTGCTTCCTCGCTTTGCTGATAGCAGCGCATTCGCTGGATAGGGTAACCAGCGCACAACGGCAAGGGTGATAGGGCCGTGAGCGGTAACGCTGAGGGCCACCACCAGGGGAAGAGCGCCGATAACCCGGCGCAATGGCTCTAGCGCCCTTTCCGTTGTGACAACCGGCCGTAGGCTTCGGGGGCCTAGCCTGCGGCCGTCGCAACATCCCATCATCATCTCATCGCAAAGAACCTGCAGCGCGGGTGCTTTGTCATGCCACGAATCAGGAGAACCACATGAAAACCATTCCCAAAATTGACCGGGAGCGGCTCGGGCAGTTGCTGCCCGGCTCGCTGCTAAAGCTCGGCAGCCAGATCGTAACGTTCGACGGTTGCCGGGTTGCTCTCGATTACAAACAGCGCCCGACGCGCTTTGTCGAGTACACCGGCCCGGATGGCTGCCAGCGGCGCTTTGATGAAGATGTCGTGCTGCAATCGGCTACCGAACATCTTGACGCTGAGGCCTGCGCGTTTTGTAGCAAGTTCCGCGCGCCGGAGGATCGGAAGGCTGTCTCTATCCAGATGTATCGGGGTTCGGAGCGGCACATCTTCTGTGTTGATGGCCCTTGCGCCGAGGCATACCAGGCAACAATCAAGCGCCCACTTACGCAGCCAACCCGCCAGAACGTTCGGAGGTCACCATGGGGAGCTTGAAACGATACCGCAATGGCCAATTTCTATTTCGGCTTACTGGCGATGACGTCAATAACCGCAACGTGAAGACGAACGCGGGCAGCGAGTGGGTGTTTTACTCCATCGTGTTTGTTATTGGCATTCTGGCTCTGGGGATTGTATGGAATTAGTAATCATCGAAACCCCAACGCGCCAGCAGCTGGCTGCCGAGCACTTCATCCTTTCAATCTGCATCGCTAACCATCTCGGCCCTGAAGACCTCGATCGCCTCGCTCACCGCCTGGCTGAAGTCAATGCCATCGCCGATGCGCACTCCGTTGGAATTAACCATGAGCACTATCTTTCGAGTGATCGACACTGAAACCACCAGCATCGAGGGTGGTGTGGTGGAACTGGCCAGCGTCGATATCGTAAACGGCAAGATCTGCAACCCCATGAGCGACTTTGTACGGCCCTGTGAGCCTATCAGTTTTGAGGCTATGGCTATACACCACATCACCGAGGAAATGGTCGCTGATGCCCCGCCTATCGACGCAGTGATAGACCGGTACCTAGGCGCTGACCTCTATGTCGCGCACAACGTCGCTTTCGACCGCGAAAAGCTTCCGCAAATCACCTCCCCCTGGATCTGCACGTTGAAGCTGGCGCGCAAGCTGTGGCCGGAAGAAAAGCACGGTAACCAGTATCTACGTTACCGGTTCGGGTTAAATCCTCATGTACCCGATGGCCTGCATGCGCACCGGGCGCTTTATGACTGTTATGTCACGGCAACCAACCTGCTTTACATGAACAGCATTGCGCGCTGGAGCGTTGCCCAGATGCGCGAAATCACCTCACGGCCTTCCCTGCTCCACACCATGCCGTTCGGCAAACACAAGGGTAAAACCTTCGTTGATATCGCAGCACAGGATCCGGGTTGGTTCCGGTGGGCGTTGGCAAATATGGAGCTTAACGAAGACCAGATTTACACCATCAAGCAAGCTATGGGGGCAATGTTCTAATGGGGATCCCAGTGTTAATACTCGGCGATTCCGGCTCTGGCAAATCAGCCAGCATGATGAAGCTTAACCCTGATGACGGGTTTCTCATCAACCCGGAAAACAAGCGCCTCCCCTTCAAGTCCAGCGGCTGGAAGGCCAGGGACTTCGAAGCGAAAACCGGAAACGTCTTCTTTACCGATTACCCCGACGATATTGTCATGATCATCAAATTCGCCCGCCGCGCCGGTAAAAAGTTCGTCGTTGTAGACGATTTTCAATATGTGATGGGCAACCAGTTCATGCGCCGCCGAAGCGAGAAATCTTTCGAGAAGTTCACGGAGATCGGCGGTGGTGCCTGGGATGTCATCAAGGCAGCGCAGGTGGCAGAAGAAGACCTAATCGTTTACTTCCTGGCTCACACCGAGGAGATGCAATCAGGCCGCATCAAGATGAAGACGATCGGCAAGATGCTGGACGAAAAAATCACTGTAGAGGGCATGTTTAGCATCGCGCTACGCACCGGCGTGACAGACAGCCGCTACTACTTCACCACTCAATCCGACGGCACCGACCCGGTTAAATCACCGATCGGGCTGTTCGACAGCTTTCAAATCGATAACGACCTGGCCGCCGTTGATAAGGCGATCAGGGACTATTACGAACTCAACATGGAGTAACAACCAATGCAACCAATGTTCACCTTTGACGACGAATCAGCACGTACCGCAGGCGCTGGCGGCGCGTCGGAAACCGGCGCTTACGCTGGCGCAATCAGTACCGCTATTTTCACAAATGGCCGAGACTCTCAATCAGCGGCCATGGAGTTCAGCGTAGATTCTGACGCAGGGAAAATCAGCTACTTGCGCATTAACTACAAAGGCCGCGAGGGGCAGCCGCTTAAGCATGGCATGGCGCTGATCAATGCCGTTATGGGCCTGACAAAAGTTAAGCAGCTCAACGCAACGGAAGTCGTCAACGCCGAGGGCGAGGTCGAATTGCATTGTAAGGAGCTGGAAGGCAAACCGATCGGCTTTGTTCTGCAGAAAATCCTCTACACCAAGACCGACGGTGGCGACGGGTACAAGTTCGACATCAAGCAGGTCTATGGCGCCAATACGCACAAAACCTACAAAGAGGCGATCGACGGCACCCCCGCCGAGGCGGTCGATAAGCTCCTGTCTGTACTGAAAGACAAAGACGAGCGCACTACAGGCGGCGCAGGCGAGCCTCAACACTCTGGCGGCATGCAACAACGCTCAATGCTCGGCGGCCAGTCGCAGCAAACATCGAAGCTTCAACAAGCAGCCGCCAACCGCCAGAACCACGCAGCGCAACAGGCAGCACCTGATTTTGACGACGACATACCCTTTTAGGCCCACCAACGAAGCCCGCTCCGGCGGGCTAATGAGGTGACCCATGACCGATAAATCAAACCGTGGCAAGTCCCCGAAAGAGGTCGTGGAAAACGCTATCGCGCAGCTCGACGGCTTGAAGAAGGGAAAGCCTGTTAAGACTCCGGGCTGGTACTACCTCGACGCACTGGAAGCGGAGGAACGGGCAATCATCGTGGACGGTAAACGCGTTCTAAGGAAACCCGAATGAAAGTTTTTGAAATGCAGAGCGTACTACGGGAGGGCCGGGTATGAGCGAACTCAACTATGATCCATCCGATCCGGACAAAATGCAGCTTCCTGCGGGCAAAACCTGTGGCGACTGCGGGCACATACGCCGTTGCAAAGCGATTTTCGGCCACGTCGAAACTGACGCGTATTGCGATTGGTCACCATCGCGCGCGGTATTCGTGGATAAAAAGGTGGTGCCCAATGGCAACTAATAGTACGAAGCCGGTAGTTAGAACGACAACCGGCGCAACGGTAAAACTGACCATTCAAATTTCTAACCTCGGTTGCTGGGGGCCGGATTGCCAGATCGACCAAGTTTATCGGCAAGCGCTCCGCGAGGCTGAGGGGCGGCTTAATAAACTTTTTGTCGGTCAAAATATTCGCATTATCGGCGGTACCTCTGTGCAGGCGATCACTACCGACATGGAGGTGAAACGTGGAAACTAATAACGCGTCAGAAAAAAAATACTGCTATCGCTATGTCGATGGCAATGATTCCCAGGGGCGCCCGATCGTCATGTTGTGGGAGCGTGTCATCCTGAGCGAAACCGAAAAGACGTTTTGGCACGTTCACGATCTGCCTTACATGTCACTTGAGAAAATGCGGCAGTACCACTCCAGACCAAGCAATAAGCAGGTAAAGCGCTGTCTGAAGAACGCCGCCCGCTCCGGCTACCACCTAACCAAAGAGCAGGCTATGAAGGCGTTTCTCTACCGCAAAGCGTTCCAGCTTAACCGGATTTTGCTTACCGCTGAGACAATTGAACTTTGCCTGAAAGGGCTACAAAACGCTGGGTATGTACGCAACATTGGCTTTGATGATGGACTGCAGATCAATCGGCGCGGGGATATTGTCAGCGTTCCTGATAGCGAGTTCCTCGCTGCTGAACATCCCGGCCCTGTTGCCTCCACTTATAGCTGGGGAGAATACTGATGGGAAAGGTAACTTTTGTTGTCGATTTTATCGATGGGCTGGAGCCGCAGGTCAGCGCGGATACCGCAGTATTCGGCGGGAAATTAGTATCCGTCGCCTGGCGCGATACGGTCAGTGGGAAAGCAATTCCCGTAACTGAAAGTCTGCCCCCAGAAAACGAATCCGCCCTACTCTTTGACGCTAAAGGCGAGGGCTGGCTCATCGGCTGGCGCAGCGTGTGGCGCACCCTAGGCGGAAAGAAAACGGGCGAGTGGCAATGGACTTTCCAAATAGAAGGCCTGAGCCACGAAAGCGTGAACATCACACACTGGGCATCGATTCCAGAGGATCCGGAGGTGGCTGAGTGACCAAATCAACTGAGAAATTAACCAACGCTGAACTACACCAAATTATCGGCAGCCACGAAAAAGGCTGGGCAATGATTGTGCCGATCAATTATGGCTACCTTGCGGCTAAAGAGCTGCTTGCGGTGCGGGGCAAGCGGCAGGCGGGAACAAGCAAAATAATCGAAATTGCCGCCGAGCTGGCCCGCGGTAATTTGCTCGGCGCTCTCTGGGAAGAGGCTGAGAAATCCAAGAACATCCGAACGGAGCGGTTACAGCAGTTGCTAGAGAACGCTGGGGAGGCAATGAAGTATTGGGCCACCCAGTTGAAACAGACCTGTGAACGCACGGGCCATCGTGTGCTAGCGGTACCTCAAACTGACCACTTAAAACGCGCTATCAATCTGGCAAAAGAAGCCAAGGAACTAGCTTATCGCATTAGAGCTGATGAGTTGGCACCACCAGCGCCAGCGTTGCCGGATGAAATAAAGCAAGTCCTGTTGTGGGCGCTTTGGCATCACCTGGGCGGCTGTTCTTCTATCGGTCAGCCTATCCGCAAATTCTTGGGCATGGGCGCGAATGAGCGCATGACGGATGAACAGTTAATTACCGCAAAAGCCTATCCGGCAAGTGTGGCGGAAAAACGGGTTATTTCCGATAGCTGGATAGCATGCAGCGACCGCATGCCCACCGATGAAACGACCGTTCTAGTCAGTAACGAAGAAAATGTGGTATGGATTGCTGACGTTGACCATGGCGGCCAGCTTTACCCCGATGAGTTCCCGGTCGCCAAAATGTCAGCTGGTGAAATTACTCACTGGATGCCGATACCGGCAGCACCTACCCCTACCAAGTAATCACGTTATACTACCTTCCAAGCGACAATTAGTGATGGCCAGAACCGGCTAGTCTTAATATGGGTGGGTAATATGTATATTAACATCGAAAACGTACCGGAACTTCTTGGAATTGATGGTCATCTAGGCGAAGAGATTCTCCAGGCTTTGTTTGAGTTTACGCTTGTTTTTTCTTTAACAGAACATAGACTTATGAATAGGAAAGGGTCAATTCACAGAACGCATATTTACGCGAAGGATTTAGTTGAAAATCATGGAATGAGAGCTGACAATGAATTTCATTACTTTCATCACAGGTATATTTTGGGTGATGATGCAGCACGTAAATTGGATATTTTATGTAATGAAATAAAGCCAGACAGAGAAGCAGTTTACGCGGCTCTAGTTAAACCTGATCCATCCGACTTTGATAAGGTAAATGCGGTTCTCAAAGTTTGCCTTCGTCTGCGGCACAACTTATTCCACGGCAATAAGTGGCAATATAACCTACGAGACCAGGAGCACAACCTTGACACTGCCACCCGTTTTTTCTCAAGATACTTGAACAGTCAAAGATGACACGCGTTGTCTTTAGATAAAACATACCTCGCCCAGGCGGGGTTTTTTATTGCCAGGAGGTGCCAATGCGGCACATCATCCGTGGCGCCCCTTCCCCGATCGAACGCCAGGCCGCCGAGGCCGCCCTCTTGGCTCATCAATCCCGTTACGGCGACTACGGACGCCGCAAGGTTTCGGAGAGCTATCGCGTTCAGGTCAGCGGGTTAATCGTCACCGTCGAAATCATCAACAGAAAATCCTCTTACGTGGCCACGCCCATGACCGGCGCGCGCCGACTTTCGAAAATTTGCGGGAGCTAATCATGAGCTTTGCATACAAAGAACTGGCTCAAAATGCAGCCGAGGCCGAGCGGCGCGCACAATTCGCCGACGCGGCAGCGATCTGGAACAAGGCCTATTACGAAGCCCGCGACCGTGACCAGTCGTGGGTTATCACCCGGATCGATTTCTGCAATAGCGCTGCGAAAAACGACTGGGGGATGTGGCAATGACCTATCAACTCATCTATGCCGATCCGCCTTGGACGTATGGCAATAAAGTAAGTAACGGCGCGGCCGGTAACCACTACAGCACTATGACACTGCAGGATCTAAAGCGCTTACCGGTTTGGTCTATCGCGGCCCCGGATGCCGTGCTAGCGATGTGGTACACCGGCACCCATACCGAACAGGCGAAAGAATTGGCCGAGGCCTGGGGCTTCGATGTACGCCAAATGTTCTTATTCACCTGGGTGAAGTTGAACGAAATGGCCGAGCGCACGGTAAACGCAGCGCTTGAAGATGGCGGTCTGGTCGATTTTTACGACTTCCTCGATCTGCTTAATGGCGTCACCCGGATGAACCCCGGTAACTATTCACGCGGCAACCAGGAATCAATGCTTGTTGCAGTGCGTGGCGTTGGTCTGGAACGCGCTGACGCGGCAGTGAAGCAAATAATCTATGCACCAATCAGCCAGCACAGCACGAAGCCATGGGAAGCCCGACAGCGGCTTGAGCGCCTCTATGGTGACGTGTCCAGAATCGAACTATTCAGCCGCTGCGATGTGCCGGGTTGGGATCACTGGGGGAATGAATGCCCACAAAGCAACATAGCATTGACGCCGGAAACGTTCAGCAAAACGCTCTCCGTTCCGTCGCAAAACGTTGTAACGATGAACTACACCGCGCCATAGAAGAAAACCCCAAAACCCCATTCGATAAACTATCTCGCCCGATCATCATGAGCCATTTCGAAATGATAAAGCCGCTTGGCATTAGCTTGCCACGGTTCAATTATACGATCGGCGTGCTGAATGGGCGGTTCACTGAGCGATAAATTATGAGCAATAAAAACAACGTGGCAATTCAGCCGGTGCTGGTCACTCGGACGTATGTACAGCAACAGCTTGGCGGCATGTCTAGGACGACATTTTGGCGCAGAAAAAAACAGTGGGAAAAAGAGGGTAAGCCGTTCCCCTCCCCGGCCCCCGGCACAAACCCGATCAACGGTGGCGAACAATACCGCTTCATCGACGTTATGCGCTTCTTCCGGGATCACGGCTTCATTGATGATACACAGGCTGATATATGAGCGGCGAGGGTGTCGAGCGCCTCTTGCTGTTCTTTCAGGTATGAGTGCTGGTCATATACGGCAAGCACTCCCCCCAGCTTATGCCCAAGCACTTTTTCCGAAACATGGGGAGGTATGCCCAGCTCACTCATTTTTGTCTTAGCTGTTCGGCGCAAATCATGCATTGCCCAGTCATGCACCCCCATCTCATTACGGATCTGTTCAGCAAGATTAAGCAGCACCCCTGCCGACATTGGCCGATCTTCCTGGCTGACAGCAGGCGGGAAAAGTTGCTTGATGTCCGGGTATAGATTTATCGCTTCCTCAAGCAGCGCCGCAGCATCCCTCGAAAGTCCCCTTTCAAACGGCTGGCGAGTTTTTGAGTTTTCCGCAGGAACTCGCCACGTTCTATTTTTTAAGTCAAACTCCCCCTTCTTCGCCTTTCTGAGTTCAACTCCCCTAGCGCCAGTTAACAGCAACAGTTTTACGAGCAGCTTGTTTTGATGGGTTATGCTGGATCCTTCCAGAGCATGCCAGAACCGGCCAATCTCATCGTCGCTAAAGTAACGTTTCACGACCTTAACCGGCGTTCCCACGTCGTTTACCCGCAATGCGGAGATCGGGTTAAGCTTTATCTTTTCCGTTCGGACGCAATAGGCAAAGGCCTGCTTGAGCTTTGAGAGCATTATCCCTGCGAACGTTTCTGCGCCATTCTCCCGCATTCTTTTGAATACAGGCTGCCAGTGGGATATCTGCATATCATCGACCACCATAGCGCCCACATAGGGCGATACGTGGCGAGCAAATGCCCTCTTCCAGTAATCAAGCTTGACGAGCCGGGACGCCTGGGCGCTCGCCGCCCAATGAGCCAAACAGGCATCGACCGTGGGGGAGCTTGTTTGCTCATCAAATGCCATGGCCTTGACGATTATCGGATCTTTGCCTTCTGCCAGCGCCCGCTTGGCCTCCTGAACCATATCACGCGCATCTTTAAGTGATATGTCATCATAAGCGCCTAAAGTCATGCGGCGGGCTTTACCGGCGTAACGGTAACGGTACTGAAAGACGATCAGGCCTAATGGGGTTATGCGGATGGATAGGCCGCCGCCGTCGGGCATCTCGATTAATTTGGGGATTGGCTTGCCGTTGAGTTTGCGCAGCTTGGCATCAGTGAGCAC